GATTTCAGGGCCACCTCATCGATCGTAAAGCGTCCCATGTAGGTCAGATCGCCGTCATCGTACCCGAGCCAGATTTGCATTTCTGCGCGAGCCTCGGGGATTGATAGCACGTTGTCTCGATCGTCCAGGCTGACATCTAAGGTGTCCGATTTTTGGCCCGCTTCATCGTTGACCTTGATTGACAGCACTCGATCGGAGATGCGATCAGTCACGTCATTGCCGCCAATGTCTAGACGAAAGCGCGGGCGCATCGATCAGCTCCAGAGGTTGATAGTTTTCGCCCCGGTCTCTTGGGGGGCCATGTCGGGCAGATAAACCACATCACCCGCGCCCAATACGGGCATTTTTTTGGCAAGCTCGCGGTTGGATTCGTGCGACAGGACCGCTTCGACACTCCCGCGAGAATAGCCATAAATGTCGCGGCAGATTTGGTCTAGCTGATCGCCGTCCTTGCAGTTGTAAAAGATCGCCATTAGGTCACCTCACGCGAAAAAAGAAAGCCAGTTAAGTCCGCCATCACCGCCGCCGCTCCCGGTCGAGTTGTCCGGCCCGTATGCCGTGAGCGTCATAGAAAAACTGATACATCGCGGGATCCCTGGGCCGACAAATTGTTTTTCTGTGTCGCTGATTGACTGAATGCACCACTGGCCCAGGTTGTTGCCGCGACCATCTACAAGCGAAAGCGGCTCGCCTGCGTCGGCTTCTGCTCGCATGTCGTCGATCTGCCCCAGGCCGCCGCGAAAATGCGGATAGATCGAACCGCTGAGGCTGATCGTTTCCGATCCAGGGCCGACAAACTGCGTGGCAGGCTCACGGCCTAGGCGCTGCTGTGTCACCCAGCGGTAAGCCTTCGAGCGCTTCAAGCTGTCGTGGGCGGCGGTGCTCATCCCAAACTGATAATCACCCAGGGTGAGCAGAACTTCCTCAGCCATTAATCGTTTAACAGGGCGCGAACCCCGGCCTCCGCTTCCATTAGAGCATCATCGAGCCCACGGGCCACCGCTGCGGCGATGTCCTCAGGGCTGGCGTTTGAGTTCGCAACGCTGATGTTGATTGTCGGCGCCATGCTCAGCGCGCCCATGGTGCGCGAGTTGCTCAGGATCCGCCCAGATTGCGAAGGACTGAAAAGCTCGGGCCCTCTTTCGCCGACCAGATATGAACTGCCCGCCGTGACAGGTCCGCCCAGGGCTCTCCGGCCTCTCCTGCGTTGCTGTGCGTTGCGGGTTCGAGGCGTTGCAGTGTCCGGTGTTCCGTCATCGCCACCGCCGCCACCCTTAAACCAGTTCATGGGGTTCAAAGCGTTGCCCACGGCCCCCATGGCATTTTTGAAACCGTTGACCAGCCAATCCTTAATTTTTGGCCACATCGTCTTGAAGCCCTCCCACATCGAGGTGAGCGCATCTGAGCCCGCCGCAAATAAATCAATGCCCGTGAAATGACCGATGATCTTTGAGACGATCTCAACAATCTTCAGGGGCAACAGTTGAAACGAGGTGATAAAACCTAGGACAGCTTTTGCGGTATTTTTGCCGACCTCTTTCCAACCGCCAGAGAAAAACTCCTTAACTTGCTTGATCCCCCATTGGATCTCGTTCCACAATTTCTTGACGTTCGTCACCATCATTTTGAAACCGTATTTGATTTCATTAACCATCCCATCGACGAATTTTCTGAACGGCTCGACGTTGTTGTAGAGCAGCTGAAAAATCGCAATGACGGCGATAATCGCCGCAATTGTCAGACCCACGGGGCCAGTGATGGCGGTCCACATCCCCCCAGCTGTAATGCCCAGCGCGAGCATGGCGCCCTGAACTGCCGCGATGATCGGGAGCACGACAACAAAGCCCACAAAAGCAGCAATGGCAACGCCAGCCACAGCGCCCAAAATTGGCATTTCAGTGAGCAGGACTCCAATTGGCTCAGCGATAGCGCCCAAGACCTCGGCAACGGTGGCCAGGGGGGCGAGCAGTGGGGTCCCAAATGCGATCATCAGACCCTCGCCCGCTGAGGCGAGGCGCTTCATCGAGCCTTCAAAACCAGAGGTCATCGTTTTGGCCATCTCGCCAGCCGCGCCCTGGCTGTCCGTGACCTTGGCCACCATCTCGGCCAGCTCGCCATTCGCGGCGGCCTCTTGCAAAATGTTACCTGTTGTGACTGCCGTCTTTCCGTAGAGCTGTTTCTGTAGTGCCATCCTTTCAGGCACAAGCATGTTTCCGTCGTCCATGGCCTTGTTAATGTCGGCCAAAATATCAGCCATTGGGCGCATGTTCCCGGTGGCGTCTTTGTTAGTGACGCCCAGGCGCTGCATCGCTTTGTTTGCGATGTCGTTCGTTCCCGAAAGGTTGAGCAAGACAGACCGTAGGCCGGTGCCCGCGTTGCTGGCTTGAATGCCACTGTTTCCCAGCAGCGCCATGGCGCCGCCCATGTCTTGGATACTGGAGCCCGCCGCTGCAGCTACTGGGGCCACATATTTGAACGCTTCGCCCATCATCTCGATATTGGTGTTGCCGCTCGATGCCGCTTTGGCCAGCACGTCAACAACCATAGAGGTATCATCTATTTCAAGTTTCATCCCCCCAAGGATGTTCGATGCGATGTCAGCAGCTGCGCCAAGCTCCAGGCCCCCAGCTGCGGCCAGGCTCATCATCTGAGGCGTTGCGCTCAGAATCTGGTTCGTGTCGTATCCAGCCATGGCGAGAAAGCCCATGGCGTCGGAGGCCTCACGCGCTGAGAACTGGGTCGTTCTGCCGAGCTCTTTTGCTTTGGCGGTTAGCTGCTTAAATTGCTCGGCATTCGCGCCGCTGATTGCTTTGACTTTCAGCATCCCGCTTTGAAAGTCTGCCGCTGTTCTGACGGCTTTAGTCAGGCCTGTGCCCAGGGCTGCGGCTCCAACCGCTGCGGCCTGGAAAGCGTCATTCCTGATGACGTTTTTAAAGCCCTTCGACGCGCCAGCGGCTGCATCGTTGACGCTTCTTTTTATATTCTGATTAAACGTCGAGACCTGCTTCTGAGCGGTCTTGATCGATTTCTTAAACGAGCCAAGAATTTCGGCGCCAATTTTGAGGCTTAGCTTTGCCGTCATTGTCTAGCCCCTCCGTTTTGCTTGTTTGGCGATTTCTTCCTCAATGCCCTGGGCAGTCTTTACCCAGGTTAAGAGGTCTTCTGTTGTCAGGTCGAGAAGCTCATTAAGCCCCCAGCCGGTCAGCTTGGAGAGAATGACAACCCCCCGCCTTAGGTCTCCGACTGGGGGGCTTGGAAATCCTGCAGGACCTCCGAAAGTTTCGTGAAGTCCACAGTGTCCAGGGCCTCAATAGAAGACGGCGCAACCTCGCAAAGATTCGCGAAGAATTTAACCGCCTTCTCTGTGTCGGATCCCTTGGCCTTGTCGATCACCATTTGATCACGAACGGTAGGGCGACGCATGGTGAGCGTTTCGACCGACACCCCATCAATCTCGATCGAATAATCGAGTTCAATGGTTTCAGTAGGGCGTGATTTTGAGGCCATTTATCAGATCCCCATTGCTGTGCGAAGAGATTCGAGCTGATCGGTGCCATTGATGACGCGGGTCATGTTCTCAACGTCGATCTCAATAAGAGTCTCAGTTGCAATAGCCAGCTTGTAATAACGAACCGCCATTTCAAACGCGGCCTCTGTAACGGCTCCCGCTTCAAACGCGCCAGGATCAAAGCTTGTGATTGATCCAGTAAGGTTACAAACGACCGCAACCGCTGCATCTGATCCGTTGCGCTGCAAAGCACCGCGAGCGGTGAGCTGGACAGCGTTTTGATCGTACAGGCCAAACATCTTGATCATGTCGGTGTCATATTCCGACAGGGTGAAGCTGCAGCTGAGGGCCTCCATGCCCATATCGAGCGCGATCGGGGCGTCAAGCCCCCCGGCCCGATACTCCTCGGTCTGAATGTTCAGAACGGGAAGGCTGAGCTCAGTGACGCGGCCAGCAAAGCCGACCCCGTCAAGGAACAGTGAAAAGTTTCGTAGAGTGCGTGGCAACATTGTTCAATCCTCCTCAGGGTGTGGTTGTGCCAGATCCAGACTGATCGGCGGTTGCCTGATTGTCGGGGTTGTTCTGGTCGCCGTCCTCTAGCGCTGAGTTGTCGTCAGCGTTGGAATCGGTGAGCACGTTCTGCAAGAATCCATTCGATAGGATCGAGCGGAACCGGACGCGCTCGGCTGGGTAGGTCGGAGTGATTTCAAAATCAATCGTGACCTGACCGTTGCTCACGTCGGTGGTTGAATTTGCGTCTGGGTCGACGTAGACCCGGCTGCCCAGGATTGCACCGCGAGTTTCGAGGCTGCGAAGATACGCGGCCACGGACTCCGAAACGTCCTGCAGGTAGGTACGAGTGATGCAACGATCCACCGCCCAGAGATGCGCGCGCATCACGGACTCGTTCACCATGTCGATGATCCGACGAGTGCTGATGAACTGATACTGTGCATCAGTCGTTGTCGAGTGGTTGCCCCATAGGCGGAAACCGTTTTCTCTCACGATGGTGGCGACATCGTTCTCATTAAGAATGTTTGCTTCGCTGTTCTCATCGCCCAGGAAAAAGCCCACCGCCCTTGCAGTGCCTACGATTCCTTGAATGATCCGGTTGCTGGGTGAGTACCAGAACCCGCGCTCAGCGTCAGACTTGGCGATCACACCAGCAACAAAAGCCGAGGATGGCAGAGTCTTAGTAGAGCTGGTTTTGACCCAAGGATCGACGACATAAAGGCGATCGGAGACGTGAAGGTCTGCGTATGCCTGCGCGTCGGCCTGGGTTGTGTTGGGGCCGTCTGCCACCACAATCGCCCGAAGACGATCACCCACGCCATTGGAGCCGCTAGAAATCGCGACAAGTTGCGCGACAGGGCCGTTGGCAATTTCTGACCCTGGGGTCAGTGTGCATTGATGCGTAAAGCCAGGGGAGCAAAGCACCTTAGGGCTCAGGCCCAAGACTGACTCAGCCTTAAGGAACGCCCAAACGCCGGTTTTGGCGGTTGCGTCACCTTCGACATTGACCAATGTGGCCGTTTCGTCTGCGCCCTCCTCGACACGGACCACGATCACCGTGGCCCCTACCTGGGAGAAAATGGCATCCATTGCGTCGGGCAGAGTTCCCCCAGCCCCCAGCAGTTCAGCCTTTGAGCGACTGCCTGAAATCAGGACAGGCTCATTGAGTGGGTAAATTGCGGCGTCAGCGTTTGGCGCTGTGCCGATTAAGCCGATGACGGCAGACCGAACAGTCTGCAGGGGTCTGACACCCTGCGTGAGCTCGACCACCTCCACCCCGTGGAGAAAGTTGGCGGGCATTGATCAAACCTCCAGATTCTTTAGGGCTGTGGCGCGTGCTGCGGTTAGCACCTTGAGTTCTGCCAGCTTGTCGATTGCTTCGACGGTCTCGGCACTGTCGAGATCTTGAGGCTTCAAAACAATCATTTCAGCAAAATCTTCAATGACCGGATCAGAGGATGCAGCCGCTTTGAAAGCGATCCGCTCAGCCCGAGTGAAAAAACTCTTGAGAGCATTTTCAGCAATCAAGTTGGGTCGGACAACTTCGCGGGGCTCGGGTTGTTTGTATTTTTCCCAACCCTTATCTGTTTTTTTGTCCTCAGTTTGAGTGCCCTCGGGCACCTCGACAAACAAGTCAGCGATGGCTTTTACAAAAGCTGCTTGAGGATTGCCAACGTGGGTCTCAGCAACCCGGCCATCCTCTAGAAATCGTGCGTAGGTTTTCATTTGTTAGGCCTCCTCAGAAAGTGATTTTGTACTGAATAAAGATGAGGCCATCGCCGCCCCATGAGTGGTTGCAGTGATCTGCTGGATAGGCTCCATAACCTGATCCGCCACCGCCGCCAGCGTTACCACCAGCGCCGCCGATGCCGTACTGAGGAGCGCCGCCGCCACCACCAAGGATTCCACCGTTTCCGGCAACCATGTAGGTGTTAGTCGCGCTGCTGTTATAAACCGCCGCCGATCCACCGCCAGCACCAGGGCCGCCGCAACCAGCATTCGCTCCACAGTTCTCAGAGCTTTGCGTTGTAGCAGCACCGCCGCCACCGCCACCGCCACCCAAAAGGATGAAGTTTGGAGTCCAGATTGCGGAGCCTTGGCCATCGCCACCCGCGTCATTACTCATACCGGCATTGGAGTAGCTGTTAGTAGAGGCACCGCGTCCGCCAGCGCCAAGGATGCCCGCGCCGCCCGAGCCGCCATAACCGTAATAAGTTCCAGCACTCACAGAGGATGAGCCATGGCCAGCAGTACCGGAACCACCGACAGAGCAGTAAGAGCTGTAAGGATAAGTTCCATTGAAGTTGATGGAAGCACCGCCGCCGCCTTGGTAGCTAGTTGCGTGCCCACCTTGGAAACCGTGCTTGTCGCCGTCAGGAGAAGGGGCAGAACCGCCGCCGCCGCCATGACCAGAGCTGGAGCTATTGGCTCCATAACCGCCATAACCGCCGCGCCAGTTGCTGACGTTGCCATTCACGCCCATTCCGCCACATCCTTGCGTTGTGACGCCTTGGTTGTTGGAGGATGATGCGCCAGCGTTGCCGCCAGTAGCTGACAGAAAATTGCCAAAAGAACTGGTTCCGCCTTGGCCGTTGTAAGACCGGCAGCCAGCGCCAATCGTGACGGTTACGTTGTCACCTGCGCTGAGGGAGGTGATTTCAGAAATAGCAAGACCACCAGCGCCGCCGCCGTAGCTTGAACCGCTGGAGCCATACATTCCGCCGCAACCGCCAGCGCCCCAAACGTAAACGCGAAGGGGAACGCTTGGGTCAAAGTTGGCCGGAACGACCCAGGTATAAGCGTTAGTCGTTCTTGAATAAGCAGCCACTTGGCTGTGGTTTCCACCAGCAGCCGAGGTCCACATTTTCATGGCGTTGCGGGGGCCTTCGCCACCACCACCACCACCAGACATAAATTGAGAAAGTGTGCTCATTAGTTGATCCTCCAGCCGAGAGCGGCGGTTGCATAGACCAGCTTAAAGCTGGCATTGATTTTGGAAACGGTCATGTCCTCATCGAGGCCCATGATCTTCAGTGAGTTGCGACCCACTGTGAGGCTGTTTGTGCCAAATGTACCGGCTGCGTCGATGAGTTCGACGTAATCGCCCACAGTTGGAGCAGCTGGCAAAGTGACGGTCACAGCGCCTGCTGTCGTGTCAACCAAAAGCCTGACGTTTGAGGTCGAGGCGTAAGGGCTGGCTGCGTTGTCGACAGTCACCCAAGTGGAATGACTGTTTTCAACGTAAACAGCGGTTGCCGCTTGTAGCGTTCCGGCTGATGGATTGTTGGGCAGTGTGATTTGGCCCGATAGCGAGCCGCCTGAGAGATCAAGCTTGGCCGCCAAGCTGGCGGTTACAGAGCCTGCAAAATTGGCATCATCGCCGAGGGCCGCTGCGAGCTCGTTAAGAGTGTCGAGCTGACTAGGGCTTGCGTCGATCAGGGCAGCAATTGCAGCCGCGATCTCTGCCGTCACAGCAGCCGCCGAAGGGCGGGCTGCCATGTCTGTGTCGATTGCGTCAAGCGCCTCCCTGATCCTCACCACGTCAGCAGCGAGGAGGTTAGAGGGGTAGGGCTTGGCGTAGTTCTGATTAGTGGTCCGGGTGTCTGTTGTCATGAGTTAAACCATCACTGCTCTAATGTTGCGAATTTTGGGTCTGCCAGCTGCAGTGCCCGTGAGGTTCAGTTTCACCCGAGTGGCATTAAGAGCCACAATTCCGGTGTCCTCGAACACGTATTCAACCCAGCCATCTCCGACAGGAGTGGCAGAGGCCAACGCCATGCTTTGGAATCCGCCGTTGTCGTACTGAGGAACTGCCCCAGCGCCGCCAACTAGCTGTGCTTCAAAGATGATCCTGATGGTTGATCCGCCATTGGTGATCTCAAACTCTCGGCCTACATAGCTGCCTGCAGTGTCCAGCGTCGCGGGGATGCTGAGCACGCCAGGGTGCAGGGTGGGTGACTCTGTCGAGGTGCCCTCCAAGATCGCCTGCACCTGCATCGTGTCGCTAATTGCGGCATCGAGACGGATCGACTGATCAGGAGCAAGAATGAACTCTTCGCCAGTGCTTCGCGTGTACTTGAAGGAAACGCGGGCGCTTGTGGCGGGGATGTCAACAGGAGCGGCGACCAGAAGGTCGGTCATGTTGCTCACCGTCATGCTGCCCAGGTTGATGGTGGCAGTCGTTGAGGTGAACTCTGCGCCGTTAAGCACAAAGGTCAAGTCTCTGTCGTTGTGAACGGTCCAGGTCGAACCGTTGGAGCTGCTAAGCAGCACGCCCACGGTGTAGGGCTGAGCTGTTACGAACTCATCCGCGACCGCGTCATATTTGCCCAGTTCAGCAATGCGGCAGGCGTGGGTGTCGTCATCGGTCGACAGAACAATAAAATACTCTTGGCCCGCTTCCAGATAAATCGGGAAGTTGAAGGTTGCTGTTGTGTATCCCGTGGTTGCAATGTTGCCACCCTTGATTCGGGTGCGCGTGATTGCGTTCGTAGTGGGGAAGCCATTGTCGCCCTCGACAATCTCAACGACAACGTCATTAGCGTCTGAGCCCTTCTCTGCAAACTGCACATCGAGAGAAGTAACGTGGCGACCAAGCGGCAGAACAAAACTCTGCGCCAGAGGGTCACCCCACCATCTGCGGCGAGGGGCCGGTGGTGGTGGGGGTGGTGGGCTCCACCATCGCCAGGTCGTAGTTGTAGTGATACTGTTCCACTCGCGTTCAACGAGTGTCCCTTGTCCGGTGTAAATCGCGGATCCGAATGATCCCTGATTACCCAGGAACTGAACCTCTTTAGATCCAGCGGGGACATCAGCGGGGACAGTGAAGGTCCCAGTCATCTCGCCGTCAAAGTTTGCGGTTTCGCCATTGGCGCCGAGGTGGATTCCGTCGAAGGCAATGTCAGACAAGACCTCAGAAGGATCGAAGCCGTCAATGTCAAACGTGACGACGGTCTGCCGAAGGTTTGAGATCAGCGTGCGGACTTCAGAGGCAAGCTGCACAACGGTTGCTGTGCTCGATGCAGAACGGTCACCCGCGCCGATTGTGAAAGATTGGGTCGAAAACGTGGTGTTCTCATCAGTCACAACCCAGAGATCCACAGCAGGATCTAGGACCACGTCAGCCGTTAGAGGGTCGAAGTTCCCGTAAGGGTTGATCTTCATAAACCCGGTGAACATGGTCTGACTGACCAGTTCCACGTCCTGATAAGGCAGAAGCGCGTGATCAGTGTTGTTTTGCGCTGCGCGAACGGGCGAGCCGTTAATTGCGAGCTGCAGTTCCTGATTCACGATCACCGCATCCTGTGCGATGCCTGCGTCTCTTAGATCGCCGTCCAGCAGTGGGTCAGCGAAAACGCCGTACTTTGCGGTGGGCTCCCTAAAGGAGATGTCACGTTGCAGCTTCTCTTCGGCAACGATCCCGTAGAGCTCAGCAATTGCGTTCTTCATCTGGCGCTGTTCGCGCACAGAGACGACCTTCTGCCCGTTGTTATCTACAACCGGCTTATTGACTGAGTTCCAATCTTGGATGTACTCAGCGATCTGCAACTCGTTGTAAGGGATCTGAGGAGCGATCGGATTGAACGCCGTCGAAACCCCACGGTTCCGGTGGAAGTATCCCTCAGGGTCGAGTGAAATCACATCGACGCGGGGCATCTTCCAGCTGTAGTCAATCAAAACCACAGTCGAGGCGACAGCGTCGACAATGTCGAACTCGCCGTCGTCAGGGTTTACGTTGGTTGCGGTCGTGCTGGTTAAGAACCGATAAGTGACCTCATAGGTTGAGCCAGGTGCGGGCTCTGCGCCACTAGGTGACCAGTTGACCTGATCAGCGGCAAGCGTGAAATCGCTCCCTTCGGTGTAAGTTGTGCCGGACTGGCTGACACTCTGAAGGCTTAGAACAGAGGTGTCAGGGAGCTGATCAGCTGCGCCAGAAAAAGAACCATGGGTCAATGTGACCGTGACCTCTTTCGTGATCACAACGTCATTGACAGCGCTCAATGGATAGCGATTGACCGTCAGCGTTTGGCTGTTGGGGCCTGTCGAAATCTTGGGCTCATTGCTGATCGTTTGCAGATCTGGGTCGATCGGGAAGCTTAGGCTTGTGGCCGTAGGCTTTGTGATCTTGCTCCCGTAAACGTTCGCGGTGCCTTCTGCAGCCGTGAAAACGTAATTTGTGTTTGTGGTGTCTTTGTCCAGGCTGGTAAGCCGCAAGCCGCTGACGATGTAAGAACCGTTTGCGTCGCGGTCATACTGGGCGACAAGTTTTCTAGCTGCGTCCAGAACTGGGGGCGCTTCGATCGTTACTAGCGTTCCATTCTTGATGTCGTAGACACCATAGAAGTCGCCCGTACCGCCATCACCAGACCAGCCCCAAACAAGCTCGCGCTTGGTGCGGCCTGCGCCGGGCTCCTGATAGTTTCGGGTGCCAGTTGCAGGATCGCGCAGAGTTACGTCCTCAAGCTCTGTAATCGTGGTCGTCGTTAGACGAACGCCGATCTGCAAGCTTCCAGTCGTAGGGACTGTGATCGTTGCTTGCTCAACAGGGCGAACAGCGCCAAGAACGTAAAGCGTTCCATATTGCAAAGTCGTGACGCCCGTTTGAGCGTCAATGACGGGCTGCGCGCCTGAGATAATTGCGCCGTCTTGAAAAAGACTGTTCGCAATTTTCGTAATCCTGTCTGACAGAATCGCCTGGCTTTCGTTCAGTTCTGCAGATTGCAGACCTTTGCTCGCGCGGAACAAAAGCTCGTCGTATTTATCAGACGAAGAAAATCGGTTGTAATAACCTTGTAGGCTCATGGTTTTTTTCCCTTAGAAGGTTAGGACGAACTCGAAAGTTTCCCGCGTTGCAGGAGTCCTGATGATCGATGAAACATGCTCAAGCAGATAAAGAGTTCCCGAGCTGGTCACCTCAGTGGCTGCATCGAAAAACATTTGACCAGCAGGTAGACCGCTGCCGGTGATCACGTCGAGAAAGATTCCAGTTTCGCGAATTGTCGCGGTGCTTGCATCAGTGAAATCAAGCGTGAACTTGCAGTACAAAAGATTTGTATCTGCTGAACTCACGTCATAGCGCCCACTGGGCAGACTGATGGCCCCCTGGGCGGCACTCGTCACAAAGTCGACCTGCGCCGCTGAGCGGTAGCCAATCGGATCTTGGAGCGTGGTTGATGCGATGCTTTCAGGGTCAACCCCTGCAGCATCCCAGGCAGTTTGGCCTGAGCCAATGCCTAGAAAAATGTTGCGGGCTTTCACGGAAGCAGCCAGCCCCGCCCGCCCTGTTGTTACGAGTGTCGCCAAGGGCTCACCTCCTTTGATGTTTTCATTATATGGGCTGAGTTAAGCATGGGTCTCATGCACTGACTCGACCACAAGGCTGGCGATTTGCCATCTTGCAATTCTGCCCCACATGAACTGGTTGGCCCATGTGATCGTCGAGCTGTCCACCCAATCGAGAGACGCCCATGATCCGGCCTGCCAGTCATCCGCGCTTTCATGCCAGTCTGTCGCATTCTCTCCCGCCCAGCCGCCATCGGCCCAAGTCGGCTCGATATAAAGCGCAATAGTTGCGGGGTAGTAGGTGCGGACGTGCTGCCGTGTCGTAAAGCTTTGGCGGTCCTCTGTGGCTTGCGCGAAGTGATCGCGCTCGAAGCGTTGGGAGAACTCAAAGCCCAGGACTGCATCAGTCTCACTGAGCCCGTCTGTCGTATCTGACAGATACTGGTGCGACTGGTGGAAGCTGAGAACGTGTTCGAGCTGCGGGAAGGCCTGCCAGGCGTAAGCCTCGAACCATGTCGGCTCGTTCGCGGCATCAAACCAGCCGCTTGCCTGCCAGTCGCTGGCAGCTGCCCAGCTGGGGCTTGTGTCGTTCCAGCTGTTGAACTGCTCTGTGTTCCAGGCTCCGGCGCCGCCGTGCTCGCGGGTGATCGCTTGCTCATTGACCAGTGGAATGAACTCATCGAGTCGAGTGCGGGAGAGCTCAAACAGATCGTCATAGGCGAGCGTCGCGAAGCGTTCGCGCAAGTGATAGAAGAAGCCCGTGGGGTCGTGAGCTGCTGAGGTTGTCTGATGGCTGCGCTCGATCCGCTCGTCTTCAAAGAATCCGAGAGTTGCGTGGGTGTCGCCCAGGATCCCGTCAGAGTCGGACAGGTGCCCGTTCTCTGAAAGCGTGACCATTGTCCGGCTGAACCCGAGGACTTGTTCAAGCTGCGGATAGTTCTGCCAGGCGTACCGATTAAACCATGTGCTGTTTTCTGGGGTATCGCTAAACCAACCGGCTTCGGTGTTCCAATCGTCGGGGCCGCTCCATGTCTCAGTCGCAAGTTCCCATTGGCCAGATTGCAGCGGGATTTGCAAGAAGCTTGTCTTATGCGCTCGGGTGTTGCTGGTGACCTGTGACAGGTCGATGACTTCATCCAGGCGGCTAAGGCTAAGGATGAAAACGTCGTAGTAGGACAGCGTCGCAGAACGTTCACGCTTGAGAACGACTGAGGTCTCGCCGCGCAAGTGAACGCTGCCAACGTGGCTTGCTTCGGCTTGATGGCTGCGCTCGAAACGCTCGGATGTTGTAAAGCTGAGCGTGGCCTGAGTGTCGCCCAGTTCGCTTTGACCGTCTGACAGAAACCCGGTTTCTGATAGGCAGATGCCCGCAAGGCTAAAGCCGAGGATCTGTTCGAGCTGTGGGAAGCTCTTCCACGAATAGACGCTCGCCCAGGTGTCGACCGGTGTCGTCTCGTCAAACCATTCTTGGCTCGCTTCAGACTCCCAGGTGTTGGCCTCCCAGGTGTCATCGGCGAATTGCCATTGAGCAGATTGAGTCTCAGATAGTTCGGCGCTTGTGGTGTGCCCCCGGCTGATCGCTTGCTCATTGACGAGCGGCGTAAATTCTGAGAGGCGTGACCGTGACAGCTCGAAGCTGTCGTCATAGGCAAGCTCTCGCGTGTGCTCACGATGCGAGGGCAGAATCTCCGCGTTGCTGACGCCCAGCAAATGCCCGGCACCGTCGCCAAAAATGTGGTCGGCGTAACCTTGGCGGTTGTTGAACTGATAGTTCCCTTGCCGCATGTTCCCGGCGGGAATATGCGTGACGTGTGGGAGGACGTTTGTCGAGTTGTGCGCTGTGTACGCCTGCCCATGCGTGAGCGGAAAGATTTCGGTCTGAGTTTGATATTGGCCAACCCACAAAGAACCAAATTCTTTCTCGCGCTCAATCCGCTCATTGATTTCTGTGAACTCAACCCGTGACAGGTGCTCGCTGAGGATGTGTTCGCCTGTGTCGGGGTTAGCCTCTGACAGCAGAACCGCGCCATCACCGAACTCGTCCAGAGAACGCGCAGGAAGGCAGGCGTTTGTGTCGCCCAGTTCTGCATAGTCGCTGAGATACATCCCAGCGCGGGCAAACTTAAGCGCGGGGGTAAATTTGTTTTGAAGCCCGGCCCAATCCAGAACTTGAGTCCAGTCGTAAGCCGCCGCCCAATCTGTGGCCTGATTCCACCAGGGCCCGGAAACGCTGAAATGAAGCCGCGAAATAACAGACGACAGATCTTCAATATGAAGCGTTCGCCAGCTGGTCTCGCCAAGAATTGAATTGCTGAGGATCGTGCGATCCTCATACCTGCCGCTGATCCCGCTGAATCTGTGAATGCCCAGGGCTGCGGCCAGGTCGCCAGAAATGTCGCCCTGCTCGTCCTTAAATTCGCGACCGAATGAAAGCTGAGGCCATTCACTTTTGAGATATACTCCCGTGTGATCGCAGAGGGTGTCCAGGCTGCTCAGCTTGTGGTCGTCTAGCTGGAAGCGGCGCCCGTCGTACCATCCGCCATAAATGCGAAACAGGGAGCTTCGGACCGGCGAAGACAGCCGCCCGATCTCCACGACTGAATCAGTCTGTGACAGGTCCACCGGGGCGCTGTCGAGCCCTAGCTGGAACTGTGACCAGTTGATCGTACTTCCCTCTGATTCCTCGATCGTCCCGTCGTTTCCGATCCAGCCCAGAGCGATGCTGAAACTCTTCTTCTT